TAAAATAGTCACTTAATTAGTTGCCTCACATAGTTATTTTTCGTATCTTAAGGTATAAGATAAAAAGATAAAGGTTATGGCAAATTCAAACACATTTTCAATTTCTAATCAAAGTCAATTCGATGATACTCTTATGTGGGTTTCAGATCTATACAAAGACGTATATGGCATGAGACCTAGAGGGTATAACTTCCACAATTGGTCTTTCCAGGAGTTAACTGATTTCGTTAATGACCTATCTGAGGAGAATACCAGACAGATAGAGGAAGAGAAAGCTTTCGAACAGAAGGCCCTTAAAGACGTTATGTCTGTAGGAGCACCTGATAAGAAGACTGCTGCTAGATGGTTAGATCAAGCCGATGCCTATTTCATGTATGGGGATGATGAATTCTATGTAGATCATATAGAAAAGTACGGATGGGTAGCTAAACAATTCGGAACATGTTAGATATAAATCTTCGCGGCAACTTGCGCGCGTTTCGCGCGGCGGCCTACGGTATTTTACTCACCCTCACCTTTCCCCTACAAGCCCAATCTATTTTCATTACTGAGCAGAGGGTTGAAGCGGATGTAAAGGTATATGTTACTAAACATAGATCAGATGCCGACTTAATAGTATTTAAAGCCACATACCAGTTTGATGCTAAAGGTAACGAAGGAAGGTGGTATTTTGTTGATTATGAGTTCGAAAGCGATAAAATAATACATTTTGTTAAATATAGATCGGATTCAGACGTTAAAATTTACTATTCTCCTTATAAAACCGATGCTAAATGGAGAAATTCGGAAAAAAAGAAACTTTTTCATTAAAACAGTTGGAAGTCTGCCTTAGATTTAATATCTTAATATATGTTATATAATAAAGTTAATAAGATATAATAAAAAATATATATAATTAAATATAATATAAAAATAATATAATAATTTATATACTAAAATAAATAATAATAATAATTTAAAACGGTTATCTATGTTAAATGCAGAACAAATATCAAAAAACTACGAAAAACACCTTAAAATAGTAGATACTTACATTGGTGATAGGACCGATGGTATTAAATCTATGCTTCACCATATGCAAGAAACCTATATGATGGCTCCTGCTAGTGGAAAGACTTGGTATCATAATGCTTTTCCCGGAGGTTATGTAGATCATGTTAATAGAGTCGTACAATATGCGGTAGAACAACATAGATTATACATAAAAATGGGTGGAACAGTAGATTATTCGGAAGAACAATTAGTATTTTCTGCACTATTTCATGATTTAGGTAAAATAGGAGACGGAGATAAACCAAATTATATACCTCAGACTGATAAATGGAGACAAGATAAGCTATCAGAAATGTATACTTTTAATCCAGATCTAGATTTTATGCTTATTCCAGATAGATCTTTATATATTTTACAGAAGTTTGGAATAAAAGTAGATCAGAAAGAGTTTTTAGGTATTAGATGTCATGATGGAGTATTTGATAAAGCTAATGAAGCGTATTTCTTTAGTCATGTTGAATCATCTAGACAGAAAACAGCTTTAATATCAGTATTACATACAGCAGACTTCTTAGCTTCTAAGGTAGAATACGATATGTGGAAGAATAAAGGAGGTAATTCACAACCTAAAACTAAGAAAACTAATTCATCAACAGGTAAAAGAGTAAACTCCTCAGCAGGACTCTCTAATTTACTTAAAAATATTTAAAATGAACATCAATCCTACAACTTTTTATATAATAGTTACAATTATAGTTGCTACCACGCTTATTTTTTCTTATATTATTAGAAACCTATTAGTAAAAGTAGAGAAATACGAAGATATTGCTGTAGACCAAACAAAATACTTACAGAATATATCAGATCTAATAGGTAAATCACAAAAGCACCTTAACAAACTCGATGAACGTGGGGTTTTCAAGTCAGATGATGAGGTCGGTTATTTTTTTAAACAAATGCAAAATGTGCAAAAAGAGCTAAACCGATATATGCTCCCTCAAAATTATGGCAAGAAAGAAAAGCAAAGCTAATTACTTTACAAAAGAAACCGAAGAATACATAGTAAGATATAATACCTCAGAAGATAACCGATATAGGAACTCCATCTTTACAGAGCATATATATTACCCATTTTACAAGTTAGCAGAGAACATTATACATACTTTTAAGTTCTATTACACAGATGTGGATAAGATAGAAGACTTGAAGCATGAAATTGTTTCTATGTTATTAGAAGAAAAGATAATGAAGTTTGACCCTACTAACGGAGCCAAAGCTTACTCTTACTTCGGAACTATAGTAAAAAGGTGGTTAATCAACTACAACAATAAAAACTACAAGAACCTTAAGAAGATAGGTACCTTTGACGAAATGTATGACGGGTATGAAACCAAGATGCAAGTTGACGAAGAACATGCTATTACATTAGGTCAATTCTTAGATATATATGTTGAAAACACATATGAAGATCTAGATGAGTTATTTCCAAAAGATAATGAAAAACGTATCGCAGATGCAATACTTACTATATTTAAGACAAGACAGGATTTAGATATATTTAAAAAGAAAGCATTGTACATTTATATTAGGGAGATGACAGATTGTGAGACGCCTCACTTAACTAAAGTTGTAAATAAACTTAAAGAAGAATTCTACCTTTTACATGATACCTATAATAAAGTGGGAATGATTCGTACAAAAGTACTTTAAATCTATTTATAAGTAAAGACTTATTATGGACAGTAGTAAAGAAATATTTAAAGGTAAATCACTATCTGACCTATTTGGTGAAATATATGACAATTCAAGAGAGACTAAAACACAGGTTAAAGCATTAATCGGTGAACTTAAACCTCTTATAGAGAATATAGGAGATGCTACTCTTATTGTTCCTATGATTAAAGAATATATGGAAATAGGAGTTAAGAACGATGAACACTTAATTAAATTAGCAACAGTAATTCAGAGAATAGAAGCTATACAAGCTAAAGGAGATGGATCTGAAATATTTGATTTTGAATCATTACAAGACTTATTAGAAGAAAGCGAGAACGTACAGGAAGAAGTTAAGAACATATCCGAAGAAGATAAAGAAGAATGAGCCTAAACCACAGTAGTATAAAACGTAGAACATCTACGACTTCAATAAATACCGATACTAACGAAGAGTTTATTGGTAGAGTTGTAGATATTATTCTAGATGATAAACATCCAGAGTATGCTAAATACGGGTATAGTGACAGTATAGGTTTAATAAAATACACTACATTAGGAGTTAGGGGGTCATCAAGTGAAGAGGTAGATGAAGAAGAGTATGCAGGAATAGCTGTACCTCTTCGTAGAAATAGTAACCTTTATCCACTAAAGAATGAAGTGGTAATTCTAACGATAGGTCCAAGCTTTAACGTAGAAAACCAGTCATCAAGAGGTAAGGTATACTACCAAACAGTAGTTTCTATTTATAACCACACCCATCATAATGCTCTACCTCCTACTACAGGAAGCAAAGGAGTGAACATAGGTGAAGGTATAGATGAACAAAGCAGCTTAGCACCCCTACAACCGCTTCCTGGTGACCATATAATAGAAGGTAGACTAGGACAATCACTACGATTCTCAGGCGGATTATCAGAAAAGAGTACCTGGACTGACGATACAAATAAAAATAAACCTATAACAGTACTGAGGAACGGACAAAGAGAAGTCGAAGGAGGCTTTACTAGTATTATGGAAGACATAAATGAAGATGCTACTTCTATATACTTAACCTCTAACCATATGATACCTCTTACCTTAGCTAGTAATAAGAGAGATACATACGATGAAAAACCAGACAACCCGATAAATTATCAAGGCTCTCAACTATTACTTAACTCAGACAGACTAACTTTAAATGCTAAGAAAAGTGACATACTTATATCAAGTGCTGAATCTATAGGTTTAAACTCTAAATCAGCTCACATAGACGCCGATGACTATATGTGTTTTGATGCAGATAAGATTTATTTAGGTAGACGAGCTAGAGCAAATTCAGGTGCTAACAAACAACCTGTTGTACTAGGACATAGAATGGAAGCATTCTTACAAGATGTATTAGATCAATTGATAGCCTTATCTAAAGCTATGGGTAAAGCTAAGACTATTAAAGGAGAACCTATACCAACAATAAACCTGAGAGGAGCATCAGCAGAAATAGTTATAAATCAACTCAAAAGACAACTCAACCCTAAAGGTAAAAGTACATTAAAATCTAATAAAACTTTCGTAGAATAATGCCATGTAGTATACCTCCATCGAATCTCGCCCTCTTTATAGCTAAGTATTTAGCAAAACTAGAAGCTTTTATTATAGCTAAAATTTATGAAGAGGTAAATAAGATAATAGAACGTCTAATGGGACAGGTATGTCCTCCTGTTGAAGAAATAGAAAAACTACTAGCTTTAAGAGATAGTTTAGTTAATATGTTAAACGGGTTAGAAAAGAAAATAGAACCTATAAAGAAGTTTGCAGATATATTAGATCCTCCTATTAAAGCAGGAAAAGCAACCGTACTAGTATTGGAGTTAATGTCCCTACCGGGTACCATAGGTATACCACCAGGTCCAGCTGGAGGTGTTATCTTTTCTATATCAGTAGGTGCTCAAAATAGGTTCGCACAACTATTAAACTTAGCATGTCAAATAGTAGATTTGCTAGCTAAAGATCAACAAGCTATTAAAGATTTAACAAGTATTAGCTTTGATGGGCTTGAACCAATAAAACAAAAACTAGAGAGTATAGATATTAAACTATTCTCCTGTGTAGATGCTTTACCTGAAGATGAAAAGAAGAGGTTGCTTGATTCAATCGACAATTTACCCTCTAACGCAGGTCTACTAGGAACAAGTACTACAGACTTAGACGGTACCCTTAGGTACTTCTATAAAGACTATACGATAGTAATAAAAGATGACGAAGAAACATCATTAAGTGTAGCAAAAAGAAGGTACGCACAAGTTGAAAGCGCTACCGGAGTTGTACTTATGAGAGGACCATCCTCTTTCAGTTCTTCAACAAAAGTACTAATAGACGAAATAAAATTCAGAATTAACAACCAACTTCCATAAACTAACTATTTATTAATATGAAACTAGATCAATTACGAAAAATTATACGTGAAGAAGTCAGATCAGCTGTGAAGGAAGAGTTACAAGAAGTAATGAACGAAGCAGTAAAAGCAGCAAGTGCGCCAAACACATTGGCAACACCTACTAAGACTATTCAGGTAGAAACTCAAAAGCCTTCACCAACGAATCCGGTGATGGGTAAAACATCTTTAGATGAAATGCTACAGATGACTAGAAACAACATGACAAACGAAGAATATAAAACTATATTTTCTGGAAACGCAAATAATGCAATAGGAGGCGTACCTCAAGTAAACGGTACTCCAAGACAGAATGTAGCAAATTCGATAGCTAACCAGATGAACATCGGTGCAGGAGGAGGAATAGATATATCTCAATTAGATTTTGTAAAGAAAGCAGGAGCAGTATTAAAAGCTTCTAACGAAAAAGATAAACAAAAAGCAGGAATAGAATAGTATGGCATTTGACGCAAAAAGAATTAACCCTATAGACCGACAGCCTAGAAAAGCAGTTGGAGTATCTCTGCCATTTTCCGGCAAAGCAGTGTTTAATTCTACTTTTGAAACGAAAGAAGCTATAAAGTCTAATATTATAAATTACCTTTTAACCGGAAAAGGAGAAAGGTATATGAATCCAACGTTTGGATCAGGTATTAGAGATGAACTATTTACAAATGTTAATAGAGAGAATACAAGTTCTTTAGAGGTAAAAGTTGCTACTGAACTTAGAAACTATTTTCCTAATCTTGCTATAGTGCAACTAAGTATAACTCCATCACCCGATAGTAATATGATATCACTAAGTATTAACTTTAAAGTCAAAGAAACTCAGGTAGAAGATGAAGTAACAATAAATTTTGAATAACAATGGCAAAAGACATTAACATTAAATATACGGATAAGGACTTTTCTTCAATGAAAGGTCAACTTGTAGAGTTAGCTAAGAACTACTTTCCTGATTCGTATAACGACTTTTCACCTACATCACCTGGGATGATGTTTATTGAAATGGCAGCTTATGTAGGAGATATATTATCTTTTTACCAAGACAGCCAGATTCAAGAAACATTCCTACAGTATGCTCAAGATCCAGGTAACCTTCATTCAATGGCTTATATGATGGGGTATAAACCAAGAGTAAGTACTTCATCAACTGTAGATATAGACATATCTCAAATTATAGCAGCTTCTGGATCTACATACGAACCAGATTATAGTCAAGCATTTAATTTTGAAGCAGATCCAAGCAAAGGTTCTATCATAATAGTAAGCGCAGGGGAGCAAGATTTCTTTATAGATACACCAGTTGATTTTACTTTTTCGAGTTCTTATGATCCAACTGAAGTGAGTATATACTCGGTTGATAGTAATGATGAACCAGCAGAATTTCAACTAAGAAAAACAGTAAAAGCTAAATCAGGAAAACTCATTACCCGTAGTGAAACAGTTGGAACAGCTTCCAAGTTTTTTACTGTAGAAATAAACGACACAGATATAATAGGTATATATGATATAGTAGATAGTGAAGGCAATAGATGGACAGAAGTACCGTACTTAGGCCAGGATTTAGTTCTTTCAGAAGCTTTAAATGTTGGAAACAATCAACAAGATGTTCCATACATGTTATCAAGTGAAATTATACCTAATAGATTCGTAACAAGATTTACATCTACCGGACAATTAAATATACAGTTTGGAGCAGGAATGTCTTCGTCAACCGGAACAGCTTTTGTTCCTAATCCTACTCATGTAGGTGCTGGTACTAACCAAGGTATAAGGAGAACAGATTACGCTTATGACCCTTCCAACTTTTTATTTACAGATGCATACGGTAATACACCCTCTAATACTACTTTAACTATAAGGTACATAATCGGAGGAGGAATTGAATCTAATATAGAAGCAAACACAATTACCGGAGCTACATATACAGCTAACGCTTCTGACGATACTTACAGAAGCTCTATTGAGTTTACTAATCAAACCCCAGCAACAGGAGGTAAAGATCGCGATTCAGCAGAAGAAATTAGACAAAACTCTCTTAGAGCATTCCAAGAACAAGGTAGAATAGTCACAAGAGAAGATTATGCTTTTAGAGCTTTAACACTACCCGTAAGGTTTGGTTCTATAGCTAAAGCATTTGTTACTACAGATGCAGAAATTCCATCAGCTACTACTAATATATACAATCCACTAGGAGTATGTATATACGTGTTAGCCTATGATGGAGATAAGAAACTTACAATACCGACATTTGAGCTTAAACAAAATCTAAAAACCTATATATCTCAATTTAAACCTCTGACTGATGGGTGTACAATTAAGGATGGATACGTAGTAAATATTGGTGTAAAATTTGACATTGTAACATTACCAAGTTACAGTTCAAGGGATGTTTTAATTAGATGTAATCAAGCATTAACACAGCATTTTAATATTGATAACTGGTCTATTAACCAACCTATTAACCTATCATCGATTTATACATTATTGGATCAAGTGAAAGGAGTTCAGACAGTACAGGATGTAAAAGTAAACACTAAAGTAGGAGGTACCTACAGTAAATATGATTATGATATAGAAGGAGCAACTAAGAATAATATAGTTTACCCTTCACTAGATCCAATGATATTTGAAATAAAATATCCTGCCAGTGATATACAAGGTAGAATAACAACATTATAAGATGGCGATATATAAACTATTTAGTACGAAAGATACCTTTATCTACACCGAGAAGCAATTAGCTAACTTAGGTAGAGATGAACTGCTAGAAGTAGGCGGGTACCATAATTCTGGAGGAGGTCAAACTTTGAGAACATTAATCAAGTTTGATACAGCAGAAATACAAGACATTATTGATAATAAGGCAAACGGAGGAAACGTACAAACTAATTTGCATATGTATTTAAACTATGCTAACGAACTTCCTATAGACTTTAGTGTTAATTGTTACCCGATAGCAGAAGATTGGGACGAAGGATCTGGTAAATTTGGAGATACACCAACTAACAGAACAGGAGCTAGTTGGAATTATAAAAACGCAGGAGCAGCAAATCATTGGCCTACTGGTAGTTTTTCGACATATGTTACAGCATCATTTGAAAGCACTGTTCTAGGTGGAGGTACATGGTATACCGGTTCTATAGATAGCTCATTAGAAGCTGTACAGTCTTTTAATAAAACTTCTGATCTTGACTTAGACATAGATATTACCAGTGGAGTACTAATGCATTACAGTGAGAGCTTAGATAATAATGGCTTCATATTAAAACTACCAGACAACTTAGAAAATAACCTATCAGCTTCTATAAGATTAAAGTACTATGGTAATGATACTAATACAATCTACCCTCCTAGTCTAGATATAAAATGGGATGATTACACCCACTCATCTACTCTTTCAGAGATAAATGATCCAGAGGTTGTAGTAAGTATTAGAAACAACAAAGGTAAGTACACAGACGAAGGTAAACAAAGATTTAGAGTTCACGCTAGACCTAAATACCCAGCTAGAACATTTACAACATCTTCTGCCTATACAGTTAATTACACACTACCTACTGCTTCTTATTGGGGATTAAAAGATGAGAACACAGAAGAAATGGTATTTGACTATGATAATACATTCACAAAAATAAGTGCAGATAATACTTCTAACTATTTCGACATTTACATGGACGGTATACAGCCAGAAAGGTACTATAGATTACTTATTAAAACAGAAATAGACGGAACTACAACAATTATAGATAATGATCAAGTATTTAAGGTAGTAAGAAATGGGTAAAAAAGTAGAAATACAAAAAACTGTTTTTAATCGGAAATCTTTTCAAGAGGTAATCGACAGAGATTTTAAGTTTTTTAAAGAACTTGAACCTGTTGTAGATCCTGATACTATAGAAGAGTTATTTAGATTATATGATAAGCTGTACATTACTATTCCTATAGAAGGTCAAGGTAATACTCATCAATATTTAGTAGAAAGAAGTTCTGAACTATATAAAATAGATGCACAATTAGACAACATACAGCCATTATTAGATGAAATAGCTTCTTTAAGAGTGCAGCTTTTAGACGATAAAAGACGAATACTTGAACTAGAAACATCTCTAGCAGGAGGAGGTCAACTTGACTTTGATTCT